ATGTATATGACTCAAGAAGATCTTGATCGTTATGGCATTGAACCTTATGCTGAGAAGGCAGAAAAAATGAATGGTCGTTGGGCCATGCTTGGAATTGTCGCAGGTGCTATTTCTTATGCACTGACTGGCAACCTCTTCTTTGGTGTCGTTTGAGACTTGACAATGACTTCACTTCTCTTTACAATAACATCAGTTGCCTTCTTCGTTTTGTTGGCAGCGTCTGTTGAAAAACTCTGTGACACTTACTAATGACTACTTTTAACGTTACTCTTCAAACTCCCGATGGCACTGAGACTACTCTTCAGTGTGCTGAAGATCAATACATTCTTGAAGCAGCAGAAGAAGCAGGGGTTGATCTTCCTTCTTCATGTAAAGCAGGTGCTTGCTCTGCTTGTGCAGGAAAACTCATCTCTGGTACTGTTGATAACGAGGAGCAATCGTTCCTTGATGATGACCAGATTGCAGAAGGTTGGATTCTCACTTGTGTGGCATATCCCACCAGCGATTGTGTGATTCTTACCGAACAGGAAGAGAACCTGTGAGAAGTGCTGATTGGTTGGGGCAACTTTCTATCGCACTCCAAGAACTTAAATGGACAGGAGAAGATGAGATTGTGGTTGAGATTGGTGGAGTAGCAGTAACAGGAACTGCTACTCATCCAGATGCAAATCCAAAATGGGCAAAACCATTTGGAACAGTGACCTATCAGAATGATGCTTTTATCGTTATCAAAAACAAGTCAAGGAATCCTATTGTTCCTTCACAACCTAATCCTGAACTCAAACAAAAACACATTTATCAAGGAGAACAAAAATGAAATTCGGATGGACCCCTGAGGCAGAGATCCTCAATGCACGACTCGCAATGCTTGGATTTGTTGTTGCAGTTGGTACTTATATTACCACTGGTCAGATTGTGCCTGGTGTATTTTGATGGAGGTTAAAATGCGTAAAGAAGGATATCAAGTTCCACAAGTAGAATTTGTATTCCGTGAGAATGGTGAATTTGTAAATCGTACAACCAAAGAACTTTTCGATGGGAAGCGTGTTGTCATTTTTAGTCTGCCTGGTGCTTTCACTCCTACTTGCAGTGCCTATCAGCTACCTGGATTCGAAGAGAAATACGAAGACTTTATTGGTAGTGGCATCGACGCTATTTACTGCATCTCTGTTAATGATGGGTTTGTGATGAATGCTTGGGCACAAGACCAAAACATTAAGAATGTCCAACTCATTCCTGATGGTAATGCATACTTCACCCGTTCAATGGGACAATTGGTAATGAAATCCAATCTTGGTTTCGGTGAGCGTTCTTGGCGTTATGCTGCTGTGGTTGACAATGGTATGATTGAAAAACTATTTGAAGAACCTGGCAAGTGTGATAATGCAAAAGAAGATCCTTATGGAGAAACAAGTCCAGAGAAAGTTTTGGAATATGTAAAATCTACTGTCCGCGAAGCAGTAGCAGCATGAGTAAAGGAGGGTTTATCCCTCCTTTTTTCATAAATATAGTGCAGGGTTTGGATACTATAATGCTCATAGACCTTCATAACTTCTTTAAATATTACGACGAAAAAAATCCAAAGCATGTTGCTGCGGTAGAGCAATTTGAAAAAGATTTGCTTCTTAAATCCCAAGAGTTGATGCAAGATGATGCCAACTGGGTGAGAATTTTTAGAACAAAAGAAGACAAACCCCAAGCAAGTATTTTACCTGTTCCTTTCTATCCACAAACAGATAACTACAGAGATGCAAATAGAACTTGCAACTCATCTGCTTGTGCAATGTGCCTTGAGTATTTTAAACCTGGTACACTAAAAGGACCTAAAGGCGATGACGCCTATGTACAAAAAGTTTTCGCAATCGGTGATACAACCGATCATTTGGTGCAAACAAAAGTTTTGGCATCATATGGTATCAAATCCAATTTCAGTTACAGCCTTTCTTTTGCTGATCTTGATAGAGAGCTTGCCTCTGGTAGACCTGTTGTTATTGGTATTCTTCATCGCGGCTCTCTATCGAATCCAACCGGAGGACATATGTTAGTTGTGATTGGTAAAACTCCATCAGGGGATTATGTTGTTAATGATCCATATGGTTCACTAAATGATGGATATACTGGTTCAGTTAATAATGGTAAAGGTGCTGTATACAAGCGCAGTGATCTTTCCCGTAGATGGGTTCCTAAAGGAAATGATGGATGGGGTAGAATCTTTGACGTAAAAAAGTAGAGTCAGCACCACAATCAAAAATCCCTCAATGTGGTGTTGATTTAATAAAAGAGTTCGAGGGATGTCATTTATTTTCATATCCAGATCCACTTACTGGTAAAGAACCGATTACAATAGGTTGGGGTTCTACGAAAGACTTTAATGGAACTCCATTTAAACTTGGAAGAAGAATCACTCAAGAATATGCAGACAAACTATTAATATTTGATCTTGAGCACAGATTTCTTCCCTCACTTCAAAGAATTCCTTATTGGGGAGAGATGACTGATGGACAAAGAGGTGCTCTGCTCAGCTTTGCTTATAATCTTGGTGCCGCTTTTTACGGTGGTTCTAACTTTAATACTATTACTAAATGCTTGAAAAATAAAGAATGGAACAAAGTTCCTGATGCTTTATACCTCTATCGTAATCCTGGATCTAATGTGGAGGCTGGATTGTTACGCAGACGTAAAGCAGAAGGTAAACTTTGGTCGTCATAATTCTTTACAATTAATAAATAGTAGTATCGTTTAATACCACTATCGATGCCAAACTCTCACAACATGGATCGTGACCATGTTGTTATGTTAGAGAAGTTGGATAAGATTATTCTACACGCAGAAACAGAAGAAGTTGATACTGGGTTGCGAAGAAGAATGTATGCTCTTCGCAACCTATTTGTTATTCATTCTGGTAAAGCACAAGGAATGAAAGATGAGTTAAACCAACTTATTGCGAACAATAGAAAAAGGATCCTTCTAATTGGCACAGCAGTTGTCTCTGCAATTGTTGTTCCTTATTTTGTTATAACCAGAACAACTTGGTTAATGCAAAAACCAATAGGATGTAAAGAATTTGCAACTACAAGTTCTTTATATCCTGGTAAGATTGAAGTATGTTTGAATGGTGTGACCAGAGCATATTCATTACACAATGGTGATGTTGAATTAGATCTCACATTTATGAAATCTGACACTGAAAGAGTGCAAGCAGATGTTGTGTTTTGGGTTGCTGATAAGATTGCTGATAAAGAAGTTGATTACTCTGGTGAATATAATATTGACAGAGTTAGAATATATGACAATGGAATATTAGTTGATGATCACAGAGAAAAGATGAGTGGATGGATGCACCCACTTGTTCCTGCTGATGTTCGTATGCCTATGTGGGAATATGTTCACTCACTAAGAGGTAAATTCCACAGAGACAAACCACCATTTGAAGAAGTCCTTCATGGATTTGTAGATAATATGGGTGCGATTGTTGCTACCTTAGGGAGTATTGGTGTTACTGCATTTAGGTTTTTTAGAGCTGGGAAGGGAATGTGATTCCTCTTCTCTCTTTCTTTGAGCATCAATACCAAAAGTGGATAAGGTGGATGTGAATACTGCTGCTACAAAAGTAGGATCCATCTTATTCATCACTCCCATATAACCAAGTGTAAGCATACCAGCAGACCAAATCAGTACTGCCATTCTAACTATAGCAACCATACAAATATTATCCTTAATAGTTTTTCTCATTCGCTGTCTTCTACTCTTGTTCTTAGTGCAATTACTGTAGTAAGAATAGTCAGTAAAGTTTCATACCCTCTCCTTTCGGATTCTTTACATTCTAAAGGAGGGGGATTTTTTAATTCGCCTCTTGCGTTTGCTCTATTGATAGAACCTGGAAGCATAAAATTGCATGAAATGAAGTTCACTCCAACGAATGTAATTACTGCACAGCAGATAATAAAGATTAATTTATTCAATAAAGAACCGTGCTTTTTTCCTACCACGTTTGGCAGGTCTTCGGATGAACCTGATGACTTCTGTTGGTTGTCGTTTTGGTTGAGGTCTTCTTCCTTCATTGAATACTCCTTCGTTAGTTATTAATCTCATAACTAATAATCCAAGGAGAAGTGTTGACTTCATCTTCCTTCGTTTTTATGAATCCAAGTTTTAAGTTCACTAAGATATTGTCTTAGATTATCTGCTTTTTCTAAGTGCCAAACTTCACCACTCTTGAAGTATTCTTGAGTGTGATTATCTATTGCTTTTAAAATATTATGTATCGGTGCATTCCAAGGTTCCCTTTTGGGCGTGTTCCATTCCCTTGGCATATAGGGAGAAAAGCAGTTTGAACTATTTAGATTTTTGG